CTCCTTATAAAGTTTAGGTTGCGGCATGATTAGGCCGTATGATAAGCTACATAGTAGCACCTCAATTCTAAGACTAACATAAAAGTATCTAAATACTCTTACGTTAGCCTACTGGAGATCTTATCTCCAGTAGTGCTATCATAGCACTAGTCGTTTTAACTGGTAATTCAATCTAGTAAGATAATAAAGATTATCTTCTATATATTGAATCTGTTTAATCGGATTATCAACTAGTTTATTTACATTAGTAAATATATTGTTGATTCGATTAAACAATTCAGCATTAGACCCAGGATGTCTAGGCAACCTTTGCTTGATGCTAGACATCGTCTCTTCGTAAACTGTACGAAGATCAGGATTACTAAATGGTGAATCCATAACAACTCCTTTCTGGAGTATTATGATAGACAGAGTTAAGAGTTGATGCTCTTAACTCTGTCTTAATCTTTTATCCAAAAATTTGTATATAGGCTAGTCCTATATTAAGAGTATAATATTATACCCTTAAGATAAGACCCAGTTTTTTGAGCAAACATGTATCTTTATGAGAAATATTTTATTTCCCGATACATGCTTTCAAGATGTGGTACTAATATAATAAGTCGGAAGAGCACGAACTCTTCCGACTTACTTTTTTAGTTTCCTAAGATGTTACTTCTTCTCATCGAGCAGAATTAACGATGTTCTAATTGCATTCTCTACTGATGCATCATTAGGATCTGTTTTTAGACTAGCTGCATTGCTAGTCAACGCATAGTATCCGCATATTACTGCGAATACTATAATACATACAAAGGTTGTGATAATATCGATATTATCACTTTTAACATTTGTTACTTTAGTAGTTTTCATTTTTAACTCCTATTAATTTAGTTTTAAATATAGACTTTGTAACTCTGCTATCGCGGAGTTTTTATAAGCTGCAAGAGCGCGAGGTGTTCTTGCCAAACTATGTAGATTAGCATTAATACAAATTAACGCAACTTTAACTTCCATTCTTCTTGCTGGATTAGCTGTTGCTAATCCTTTAATGCAATCTGAAAACAATATATCAAAACTTTCCATTTTATATCCTTTATTATCTTTTTAATATTAAATTTAGTAGAGAGAATAACCTTTTGATTATTCTCTCTACTTTTATAATATATAACTGTAAAAAAATGACTTTGACAAGTTTAAAAGCTAAATTAGATATACAGCGTTTTTGTTGCTTGAACATACGACTATATTAATAAGGAGCCTCTGATGAAGAGCATTTATAAAAACTATAAGATTTCTAAAGAGTTATTACCGGATATGACCTATGCTATAGACCAGCTAACTGCTAATCAAGAAGGCTTCGGTAGTTTTATTATGTCAGTAACTTCTTTCTTTAAAAAGAAGATAGAAGCTATTAGTGGAATATTTGGTATTAATAGTAAAAATGATACTAAAGAAATATCTAAAGAGACTGCAGCTTTATATAAAGAATTTTCAAAGTTTGATAAAACAGTAAATCAAACTGTTAAATCTGAAGATAAAATTTATAATAGCTTACGTTCTATTTTAATCCCTTGGATACCAGGTGTAAAACCAGATCTTTATTCTTTAGTAACTGGGCTTAAGTTACAAGTTGATGAAGTGCAAAATAAAGCATTACCATTACTAGATCAAACAGATACTTTTATTAGTAAATTACTAGGTGATGAAGATTATAGAACATCTATTATACCAAATAAAGAACTAGTAGATAGTCTAAAGAAATATAGTAAAGACACTACTAATTATCTAACTGATATTATTAATGGTAAACAAGTTGCAGATAGTAGAGAGTTTGAAGATGTTATTCCTAATATGCAATCTATAGAAACAATACATAATATTTTAAAGGATCTTTTATTTGCTAAAGATCTTGAAAAAGTACAAGAAGTATTTAACTATGCTAATAAAATAGGTAATAATGCTAAAGAGCTTTTAAGTCAAGCACAGAAAAATCAACTTAATATTAGTAAAGTAAGAGCAAATGAACTAGGACCAGTATTACAAGAATCTGCAGCTATAGTAACTAATGTAGCGGCTATTATTAGAATACTAGATGCTAGTGTTAAAATACATAAAGCTATTTTAGAAAAGCTATCATATTTAGTTAAATAAAAAGAAGAGTACAGATAGACTAGAGTTATTCTAGTCTATCTGTATATTTTATTTTAGGACTTCTACTAATGGTCTTATCTCAGGATTAACTTCATAGGCAATAGAAGAGATAGCATTTTCAATTCTAGGATTATCTATATACCTAGAGCAAATAGCTAACTCTATTTTAACACCATACTTAATGAAAGTACGCCATTCAAAACCGAATTGAGATCCGTACTTAGTATCTTCAACTTTACCATAAATAGTATTGTCTTTTATACCATAAGTAGCGAATATTCTTGCTCCAATGTCATTTACTAAATTATCGTTTGACCTTGAGAGATTATACAAAAAGTTTTCGTATGCTGACCAGCTCTCAAGTACGTCATAGAGTTTATCGATACGCGTATCTAACTTTCTGTTTAACCCAAATTCAACATCTACATTCGCACCATTAAGCCCTATTTTAAAATCACAGACTGCTGTGAGATTATATCTTTTAAATAGTCTGCAGCTCGTAAGATAACCATATGTTGCAGTTAAGTTAGGACTACCAAAATACTCTCTAATAAGTGCAATAGGATCTGCTTGTATTTCTATTGCATCCCAATCAGCTCTTAGTTTATCTTTTCTCTCTTGAGCTTTTCGTTCTTCTTCTACTAGACTACTCCAATCTAGAATATCTTTCTTTCTATCACCTAGAAATACCTCAAGTACGTGAGCCTCTTCCGTTACATTACTAAGATCTTCAATAGGAGTCGTAGTAATATTTTCAATAAGTATATTCCAAATAAAGCCACCTGTTTGTAGTTTAGCTATAACATCTTGGTCTTCATGTGTTTTTTGCAACTCAATAGCTTCTAATGCTAATTCTGTTGTTATAGGTGCGGTTAATATAGGACCTTTGTCCACCCTGTAACCATTAATATAAAATTTTGGTTGTTCCATTGTGTTCTCCTTATGTGTATTCTATTTAAATAATATATATTTAGTTTTCATTAAGTATATACAAGTTAAAAATAATATTTATAGATACTACTAGAAGATTTTTATCTTCTAGTAGTATCTTCTATATTTTCGCATATAAATTTAACAGCTAATAAAGTAATATACGCAAATATTACTAATGCTATAGTAACTACAAACACTAATAACATTATAGTTCTATATGTCTCTATAATAAAAAGAGCTTTAATAAAACTAAATATTATTAATAATGCACCTATGCCAAGTATAATGCATGCTGTTTGGGCTATTACAATTCTCAATCTTTCATCTTCCATCATTAACCCTTCATAATTGCGGATTCTAACTCTTCGTTAAATATAACTATCTCTTGTGGAGATAGAGTCAGTTCTTTCATCATAAGCTCTTTAATGTTATTAATATTAATCTCAAAAGCTTTAGACTCTACTGTCTCTAAAATATCAATCTTCTTAATAACTTCATTTTCAGTTTTAAACTTAATATGGTAGTCTGGATAAGCAGTTATAAACTCTTTAAGGTTCTTAAGTAAGGTATTAACATTCTTAATCTCTATTCGTATATAAGAACCTTTAGGAAGTTTCTTTAGCTCTTTCTTAAGACTATGGACTATTTCAGACTCAGATTGATCTAAGTATGTTAATGTCTTAAAGACCATTGCTTTAGTATTCTCTAAAAACTTAAAGTCCATCTTACCATCAGCATAAATATCACAAAGTAAAGCGCCTTTATTCTCTTCTTCACCATGCGCTAAACGATCAAAACTACCAGGGGCTAATATTCTTTCATAAGCATTAGGTGTATGTATATGTCCAATGGTTATATAGTATTTTACAATATCTAAATAATCAGATTCTTTATGTACAAATTTCATACCTTCTAATATTGGCATCTGGAACCTAAAACAGCCATGCATAATAGCAATATCAACTTCTGCTAACTGATTCTCTTTAAGAAGGTTAATGACTTCTTTATAAGTATCCGTAGCTTCATGTCTCCATTCATCTGGAACATAAAGAACAGAGATACCTAACTTATCGATTTTCTCTATAGAGAGAGCATTAACATATCTATAGTCAGCATCAGGAGCTAACTTCTTAGCTATCTCTGTAAAACTGGCTATTTGATCATTATCATGGCTAGGTGTTCCATATAGTATTCTAAAGATTACATTCTTATCTCTACACCATAAAAGAACATTAGATAGCCATGACATGATGAGACGATATTCTATAGATCTACTAGAGAGTAATCTATCGAATACATCTCCAGCGATAAAGAGAATGTCTATATCATTTAGCTCTTTAGTATACTTAATGAAAAAATCATTAAGGTTATTGATTATATTTTCAGTATGGTTCTTAGGATGTCCTAAATGTATATCACTCAGAACCAAGTATTTGATTTTGTTTTTCATCTTTAGCACCAATTTTTATAGTAAGGGTTTCATAATCTTCTTGAAACTGATGTAATCTGATTTCACCTTCACGCTGCATATCGCGTATCCACTCTTCGTAAGTATCTGAAACCATATTTAGAGTTTTATACTCATGTGTATCTAGTAGGTATCGCATGTACATAGCTTTTTGATCTTTACCTGGACGAACTTGAATAATCTTATTATCTTTATAGTTATCTTTATATATACGCTCATGGAGACCAGGCACCCACTCTACGATATTAATCTTACCAGATGAAGCTAATAATGACATCTCAACAGCTTTAGCATAAGTATTGAAATAGTCTTTAATTATGTATTCATTATCTTCGTCATCTTTAAGATAAAGCTCTGGGAAATCAGAAGGTCGTAATGTTAAAATATCAGACTCTTGACGATACTTAGCTTTAGTAATAGCTAAGAAATTATCTCTAAAATAAGAGATAAGATTTTCGTTTACTAATCCTGGATAGCATAAGAATATAACTCTACTTAAAAATGAATACGATTTATAAACTTCTGCTAATCTATCTATATCTTTTGTTGTCATTGACATTTCAAATCCTTTTTAGTTAAATAATCAATTATGAGCTATTTCCTAAGAGAATAATGTTCTCGTGACAAGACATTATAAGGATAAACATGAGTGGAATATTAAGAAGTAGTGACTGGTCTAACTACCCACAGGCTATAGTGCATGTTACTACTAAGAATAAAAGTTTTCTTAGAGTAGCGCAAATATATAAGTCTATGGGTATTAAGAACCACGCTTTTTTATTAGCTTTACATAATCCTGATCTCGCTGATGTCGATCCTTTTAGCGATGATCTAACAGAAGACCAAATTAATGCTATTGGACAAGAGATAGCGGAGAACCCATGGTACTTCTTTAGGGAGATTATAAGGATCCCAGCTTCTGGTACTGTTAACGGTGTTAGCTTTATAGCTAATAGAGCTAACATTGCTTATCTATGGTGTTGCTTTAACCATTTAACAACTATGATCATTATGCCACGTCAAACTGGTAAGTCTGTTGTTGCGGATAGTTGTAACGTCTATATTCTAATAGCTGGCGGTAATAACATTAAGATGGTATTATTTACTAAGGATAATGGTCTAAGAGTATCGAACATTGAACGACTTAAAGCCATCTTCGATCTTTTACCTTGGTATATCAACCCTAGAGATAAATCGGATAGTAACAACACCGAGAACATAACTATTAATGCTTTACAAAATAGATTGGATACTGTTGTTGGACAAACTACATTAGCTGGTGCTATGAAGGTAGGTCGTGGTCTTACTGTTGCTATATTACAGGTAGACGAGTTAGCGTTCATTCCACATATTAAAGAATCTTTAGAGACAGCATTGGCTGCTACTGGTGCTGCTAGAGAGAATGCTAAAAACTCTGGATCACATTATTACAATACTTATACTACAACTCCTGGTTACGTAAATACAGAAGAAGGTGCTTATGCTAAATCGATTTACGATAGTTGTTGTAGATGGACAGAGAAGTTCTTAGATCTACCAACACATGAAGAGCTAGAGAGTACTGTAAGGAAAAATACTCGTAGAGGTAACTTTAGTATTTTGATAGAGTTTAACCATAGACAACTAGGTAAAACAGACCAATGGTTAAAAGAGAGAATATTAGAAGCGAATGCTACTGGTGATAGGGCAGAAGCTGACTTCTTAAATAAGTGGTCACAAGGTACTGCTGCCTCTCCTATCTCTAAAGAAAATTTGATTAAACTAAGAGAATCGATTGTTAGTAAATCGTATATAGATATAAGTACCGAAGGTTACGTTATGAATTGGTATATACCAGAAGAAGATGTTATGAATGGTCTTAATGGTAGACAAATGGTTTTAGGTATGGATAGTTCTGAAATGATAGGTAATGATAATACTACATTCTGTGGTAGGGATGTTGTTACTGGAGAAGTTCTTTGTACCGCATTAATAAACGAAACTAACGTACTAACATTAAGTAACTTTGTAGCTAACTTCTTAATTAAATACCCTAATGTAACTTTTGTTCCTGAAGCTAAATCAACAGGTGTGGCGATTATAGATACCATAGCACAAATATTTATTAGTAAAGGCATTAATCCATTTACTAGGATATTTAACTATATAGTCGACGAAAAAGATACTAGACAAGATTATGATACATCTTGGGGAAACATTAGTAAGAGCTGGAATCTAAGTGAATGGTATAATAAGTATAGAAGAGAGTTTGGGTATAGAACTTCTGGTATTGGTAAGAATAGTCGCGATAATTTATACGGTACAGTATTTAACTTTACTATGAAATACACTGCGCATTTAACAAGAGATGAAGATCTAGTAACAGAATTAGAATCTTTAATAGTAAAAAATGGCCGTATAGACCACCCTGCTAATGGGCACGATGATTTAGTCGTTGGATCACTTTTGTCTATTTTCTTCCTTACACAAGCTAAAAATCACGAACTTTATGGTATCGATAAAGAGAAAATACTAGCTGGGGTAAAGTTAAGTATGACAGAAGAAAATGGCGGCCCTATAGAAGAATATAGGAAAGCTAAACAAAAGCAGGTTAAAGATACTATAGATGTTTATCTAGAGAGGATTAAACATTGTGAAGATCCTTACATAACACAACAATTAATAGCTAAAACAAAAGCACTATATAATACACTAGATAAAGACTTTATAGTTTCGTTTAACCTACAAGATATGTTAGAGAAGATTAGTAGTGAAAATAGATTAAAACGTATAGATATTAGTGGTAGTAAAAAATATGCATTTTAAAAATAGAGTAGTAGAGCTAAATATTTAGC